GTCCAAAGTAAACAAGTTACTAGCCGAAGTGCCGATGCTGTTGTTTGCCAGATCAAACCATTCGACAGTCAGATTACGGTAATCGAGTACAGAGGAAGTCAAAAACATCGAGAAGGTGTAAGTCTGCCCCGGTGAGATTTGAATCTTTTGCGCCAGCGAAGTACCAGTCAAACCGATCGCATACGCCGAAGTAGATCCAATAATGCTTACGGTGTCAGTCAAACCAGAAGCGTTCAAAACGCTCGATCCCGAGCCTCCACCACGGTTTAGAACTGTCCACGACTCTTGAGGATCGACAGCCGTCGTAGTAGCAGGAATAGGGTTTTTGATAATGTTTGTCTGTTGCTGGGCAATCGACCCACGATAATACGAAGTACCCGATCGAGGATAAGACAACACGAGCGTCTTGGTAGGGTTTCCACCACCGTCATACGCCACCTGAATATTGAAGTCGAACCCATCCGTGGACTTAGACAAATCCAGAAGTGCCGAATAAACAGACTTCAATTCATACGAATAATAGGTGCGACTAATCAAAACACCTGAAGTTTCAGATCCAACTTGAATACCGATGTTGCCGTTAGGTTGACCATTCATCGTGTTGACAAGTTGCTGGGCTACAAACAACTGATCAACATTCTGAAACACCTGCGTGGTCGTAATCCTGCGTCGTTCCAGATACGACTCAAACTCTCGGGCTTGAATCGTTAGATGCTGAGTCGAGGAATTGTATTCACGCCCCCAAATCACTCCACCCCAAACCAAAACACCGTCACGGTCAACATAAACTGCGGTTCGTGCTGGAGTCGTGCCAGCGTCAACATTCAAAGCGGCCGGGTTTGATCCAGCGAGTTGAATCGTGCCTGTAAAAGTTCCAGCCGAATTGAGTTGCTGAGTAAAGTTCACCCCAGTCATAGGGAGTTCAGCGAGAATCCTATTCGTGAGCAGATCAGCGAACAGATAACGGTAGTTGCTCATAGCATTAGCCTACCTTTTCTTGTCTTGCTGTTCCTTTTGCGCTTCGGCTTCCTCAGCCTGTTCAACAGCATTACGGAACCCCCTATTGATGCTCTTGCTAGTGACCTTCGCAGTTAGAGCGATCTCTTTACCGATCTCAGCATACGCATCCAACAGGGCAATAAACCATCCAGCCGAAGCACCCACCACGGTGTTCATTAGATCACCTGTGAACATGGTGAAGCCACCGCCGACAGCGAGTCCTCGAGGAATGTAAAACAACCCAAGCCCAAAGGATCGCCAAAGGATCTCTGCCACGACAGCCGAGATCGCTCGGATCCTTCTAACTACTGCTTGCTTTGTCATGGATCCAGTCTATCTCTACGGTTAGACACTATTTAGAAGCCGACTCAGCGGCCTTCTTTGCTTCGCTGATCTTCCTGCGCTGGGCGGTAGAAGCATCGATTAGTTTGAACAAGTCACGCAGAGTCTTACGGTCAGCGTTGTGTGGAACATCTGATGGTGCCATCGAAGCGTGAAGGTGGAAGGCTCCAGACTGTGAAAGTGAGGATCCAGTAGCGCCGATCTTCCCGATCTGGCTACGGCGAGCAAGCAAAGCGTCACCCACCTTGAGGGTCGGCTTCTCGAGCATATGGTTGTATTCGATGTGTTCACCGTTGTAACCGCACGAGTCATCACATACAAGTTTGGTGATCACAGTCCAGCCGAGTGCTGGATCGTTGTAAACCTTAGTTACCTGACCGCCGTGAATCGCAAAGATCGCTTTGCCTTCGGATCCATTCTTGTAACCCCAGTCTGATCCACGGTGAGGCTGGCTACGGTAAGGGGCGGTGTTGCCAAGTTCATCTCGGCGTTCCCAGCCCGGCCCGATGATAGGTTCAAAAAAGTGAGTCACGGTTATCCCTTCGACATCATTAGAACAGCGCTGACAACAGCGACCACGCCAGCGGTGAGGGCGGCGTAAGCGACCTTCTCGATCCACGCAAACTTAGCAATAGCGATCTCGGTGAGGCGAACACGGTCAGGAATGTCTTTGAGCGACTTCAGATCCGTGATGGCTTCGATCAAGAGTTTGTTATTCTCCAGTTGCTTGTCATAAAGCATCTGGATCGTAACTTTAGCGTGTGCTTGTTCCTGTTCTGGCATAAGGCAATTCTATCCAGCGTTACCCCCAAACTAAGGTTTAGGGTGTTCTCAAAACTTAGGCTTTGAGAGCGGCGATCTCCTCAGCCGATAAACCAAGAGCCTTCAACTTGGCTTCCGCCGAAGCCTTAGCCTGAGCGATCGCCTTTTCCTGCTTTAGCCTCTCAGCCTCATCTTTTTCAACCTGAATACGGTTTGCTTCCATAAGCGCAATCTCCTCGTCAGTTAGAGGAATGTATTGTTCCTCTCCTGTCGAGCAGTCCACAACCAATTTAGTGAGTTTATCCATTTTGAGTTTCCTAACTATGAAACGGTGGCTCCGCCAGATCCTCTAGTCAAACCATAAAGCGAAATACTGCTACCTGAAATCCAGTTTATGCCTGAACCTAATTCAAAAGTCACCGAGTTTATAGCAAACAAATTGGATGCGGCATTGTTATTGCCTGTCATCGTTATGTGATAGTTTGCGGCCGCAAAGTTTTCATTACCGCCTCGAACAACGACATTTTTTACCGCAGTAGTCGCATAATTCATTAGGTGAACTCGAAGGTTGCTGAAAGTATTTGCGGTTGCGTTAGTCGCAGGAATGGTTTGCTGAAGGTTCCATTGAGTGTCATTGGATCCTGAAAATGCTGAAATTATTGTGCTGTTTGGCCACATACCTATTCTGTTGTAGCCTGTTCTATTTGTGCCGTTAGTAGTTCCAAAATACATGAATAGGTCGGTTTGAGTTGCGGCGGTCACGCCTCTACCAGAGATCAAAAAAATTAGGTCGGTGTAAGTTGAAGGGATACCTGTAAAAGACATCACATTACTTGTACCGTTAGCAGTCAAAGTTGAAATTAGAGTCATTGTCATACTGATGACACCCCATACAAAGCAAAAGTAGATCCAGCGTTTAGCGTTCCTGTAATAGTGATAGATGTCACCGTGGCTGTGCCATCCCAGCGGCCCATACGGAAAATATTAAAATTAGAAGCAACACCCAATTCAGCCAAAATCAATTTTTGAGTCGCGGCTGTGTAATCAAAGATGTTGACAACACTCATTTGGTTTGTACCCGTACCACCAACGCCGAGGTTAAAACTTGAACTTGAACTGGCTGAAGCAGTTGGACCGGCTTGAGTTGTTACATAAACATTCCAATAAGTTGACGTACTTCCATTGAACCTAATGTCTATTCCATCGCCCACAACGGCAGATACCAACATTAGATCTCTGTACGCTTGACTAATCGAACTAAAAGTTACGGTCGTGACATTGGATGCCAGAGTCGTGTTTGCTAGTCCTACTAAAGCGGATACTCCGATAGGCATAATTAGCCCCTAATTCCATACAAAGAAAAGCGACTATCTGCCACTATGTTTCCTGTTGACGCTAACACAGTTACAGATGTTACTGCGGCAGTTGAGTTCCATAAACCAGTTCCAACGGCTATACGACTACCCGAAGTGTCATCTTGATATCCTGTAAAAGTCGTAACAGTTTTATTCTTGGCTTGCTGATAATCAAGAATCTCGACCAAAAGTGGAGAGTTAGTGTTAGCCACAAATCTGTTAGTAGTGAATCCGCCTTGGATCATATTGGTAGTGAAGTTATTTGCGGTTGATACGGTGTTATTCAAACCGTTACCATCCATCGTGTGCCACGAATAGTTGCTACCTGTGTCGCCATTCAAGCGCACAGCCACACGAACTGTTCCATTGATCAAATAAGCGCCTCGGATCAAAAGATGCCGATAAACCGTGGGGATACCTGTAAAAGTTACGGAAGCAACAGCGCTGGCAGTTGTTTGAGTTTGGATCAATTCAAAATCTGCTTTACCGCCCTTACCGAAACCGAAAGCGGAAACGGTAAAGTTACCAAAAGTTGAAAGTACAGGCGACATACTATGCGAACCTAGACTGTGATCCCAAAACAGTATAAGTTGCGCTCGCCGTCTTTAGAATCGCCAAAGTATAAACATCGATCGAGTTAGCGTTACCTGCGGTCGGTGCGGTACCACCCTGCCAACGAACAGTCACACCCACACCATCGATCTGCCACGCTGTCGGATAAAACGCTGACGCACCGTTAGTGATAGCCAAAACAACAGTCAAAGACTCATTCACGGCGAGGAACGAGTTTAGAGTCGTGGTCGAATTACCACGAATGTTGACTGTACCGTTAGCGGTAGCGTTAGCGGTAATCAAAACAACAGCCGAAGTTACGGTGTCAAAAGTATAGCCAGCGAAACCAGTACCAACAGCCGTCAAAAGTTCCTGAGTGGATCCAGTCAGCGAAGCACTCGAAATTGTAGGCGTTGTAATGTTTGGCGAAGTAGCGAGGCTTAGAGTCACATCGCCCGAGGTGCCTCCACCGCTCAAACCTGATCCAGCCGTAACAGCCGTAATGTCACCCACAGGCAAGTTCGTGGTCGTCTGAACACGAGTGTCCGTAATGTTGCCTGACACGATCGAGGTAACGCCAGCACCCACAGCGATCGTAGCCAAAGATATCGAGTTGTTTGGTGTAGCAGGAGCGGTAGGCGATGCGGCTGGCGTTCCAGCGATCACACTAAACACAACATTGTTTAGAGAGCCTGAATAAAACGCATCGTTGACAGTTACGACAACACGGTCAACACGAGGAAGCGAAGGGTTAGCGGCGGTAATCGCAAGGTTCGTGGTGCCATCGTTGTAAGCAACATAGACACCGCCGTTAGTAACTGACGAAACAATAGCCGCCCAGCCCGAAGCAACATTCACGCTCATGTTAGGAGTGCCGTTGGCGGTGACAGCCATCGAAGCGGATCCGACGATACCTGTGGTCGCATAGATCGCCTGTGCGGTTAGGCGGTCATTCTCGGCTGGGTGCGATCCCTGTTGAAGCCAAGATGGGGGTGTGCGTAAAGGCATTAGATCTCCTAGATGTAAGCGCTTCTATAAACAACGGTAGCAGAAGTGGTACCAAGTAGAGTGTTTGTTCCAGAGAAGTAGTAATTACTGGTTCCCGGTGGTGCGCCAAACCAAACTGAGTTCCCTGCGAGCAGGTTGCGAGCAGTCACACCGTTTAGAGTGACAGTTTTGTTTAGCAGATCAATCACAAGGCTATCGGTGTTAATTAGAGTCGTGTTGACTGTAATGTATTGGTTTGTCGTCAAGTTACCGATCGTAGGGTTCGTGATAGGGCCCACGATCGTGATTACAGGGTAAGTGGTGGTGTTGCCGTTATTGACTACCGCCAGCGAATTGATTAGCGATCCGCCACCATAAGTCAGGTTGTAGGTGCGATCATAGGTGCGACCTAAAGCGTTTTGAACCACCATTGTTCCAGTTGTCGCAGTCGAATCGTAATAGCGTGGATCGGGCGCAAAGAATGTGTACTGGGTTTTGATGTAGCCGTAAGTGTAGTCAGGGTCGATGCGAGCCTTACGCCCACGCACACGACAGTTTATGAGTTTCTCGGTGTCCGTCGTCGCCAACTTGAACAGCATCGAAGTAGTGCCGTTCTGTTGTGGGATCAGAGCGTTCTGAAGTAAATCAAAGTTCTGTTGTGCGTTGTTACCGTTACCACCCAGCACGAGCATATCCATCGTGATCGTGCGACCCGAGAGGAAGTCACGACCCGAGAACATACCGTCGTTATAGCCTCGGTTATCGTCTTGGGTACGCAGTTCAGGGAGATCCTCAAGCCCATCGACGCTTTGAATCTGGTAAACCGAGTTGCCTCCACCGAATACAAAGGATCCAAACTGGAACTGATAGTTGGCTAATGTCATAATTTGTTCCTTACGCCGTCAAAATCGAAGTAGGGATACCGAAACGAATTGCGGCGATAGTGGAGTTAGCGATCGACTCAGGTGAAGCGTTACTCTCAGCGTTCACAGTCGTATTGATCTGAACTTGCTTCATAGCGGCGTTAGCGGCCGCAGAGTTAGTAGCACGAACACCGCTAACAACTTGACCCAAGCCAGCCAAGTTGCCCTTCATAGCGGCGATTTCGGCATTGAACTTTTTACGAATGTCAATCAAAGAGTCGTAGAGCGTCTGAGCCGCTTCAGCGAGCGACTTAGTTAGTTCCGCTTGAGCATCCCTAATCGCTTGATCACGAGTAACTTCCGCCTCGGCGAAAGCCTCGTTGAAAGTCCTATTGATCTCTGCGACCTGCTCGGTGTACATTCTTTGTTCGTCAGCGAGAGCCTGAACCAGATCCGCCTGAGTTGCCGTGTAAAGGTTACGCAACTCGGTGGTAGCCAAACCATTCTTTTCGTAGATGGTTTGAGCGAGTTTATCGACACCGCTCTCAGTAACTTTTTCAAGTTCCAGATAAAGGCTCTTGAGTTCAGCCTGAGTTTCAGGAGCCGAGTTTAGGATCTCCTGAGCCATCTGGTTGCCAACATCGGTGCCTTGACCGATCACCTGCTCGATAAAAGTTTGCGAATAGCCAGCGTTAGATAGTGCGGCCGCATTAGCGGCTAGTTGCCTTGCCGCATCTAGTTTCGAGCGCAAAGACTCGACCACGCCACCGATACCCGAAGGCGTATTGATCGACTGACCCCACCAAGATACGGCAACTTCCATGCCGTTACGCATCTCACGATAGGTTGCCTGAGATAACGCACCGTCTTTAGGCAACATCGAAGCAAACAGCGAACCGATGTCTGTGCCAACAGCCGACGAGAAGGCACTACGAAGGCGATCCATCGACTGTTTTACGATGTCTTGAAGTCGGCTCGCAAAATCCTTCTGGATGGCGATTACACGATCACCGTGATCCTTAGAAGCCGAAGCGATATCCTTGTCACGCTGAGTCGTGATCTCATTGATGCGCTTGGTAAAAGTGTTTTGAGCGTCAGCGATGCGCTCGCCGTAACGCTCCTGAGCCGAAGCAGTAGCGTCGGCATACTTTTTTTGTGCCTGTTCCATGTCGGCACGAGCCTCTTTGACGGCCGACAGAATCTTTTTTCGGCGATCCGCATACTCTTTAGCCTTCCGCTCCTCTGCTGTGCCTCCGAGGGGAGGAGGAGTGTAAATAGGTGGAGGCGTAGTTTTGCTTCCAGATAGATCACCTGAAGCGGCTAGGATCCCAGCCATCGTAGTAGTGTCAACACCGCTGGAGCGGTATTGAACTCGACTAGCATCTCGAGCGGCCTTCCACTTCTCAAAGCCCATACCGATCGTGGCGGCCGCACCTGCGAAGTCGCCCTTGAACAACTTGCCCGAGATCTCAGCCGAATACGAGATGAACTGAAGAATACCGCTAACCAATTTCAGGGCAATAATCAGAGGGTTCAAATTGATTGCCATCTCAAGGAAACTTACGCCAGTAGCCTTTTCGATGTCTTTGACAATCTGACCAATCGGCTTGAGAGCATCAATCATCACCACAAGAATGTCTGTGACAGCCGTGATCGCATCGTAGAGAGTGTCGCCAAGTTGTTTCGCCATCGCATCCAACATTGGCACAACATAATCCTCTAAAATCTGCGCCAAAAACGAGATGATAGGAACTAGCGCCTCATTGAACAGCGAAGCCAAAGGCGGAATGATGTCATTGATCAAACCAAGGAACACATCGACGATCTGTTGGAGCGGAGGCAGGATCACTTCGATGATGTCCAAAATTGGTGGCAGGATCGCCGCAAAAATACTCGCCACAGTTTCGGCTACTGATCCGAGAACTTCAAAAATAGGTGTGAGAAGCGGTAGGAGTTGTCCGACCGCATCTACCAAAGCCGAGATCAAAGGCTCAAGGTTTTTGAATAGTTGCTCCGCCAACGGCCCAACTTGTTCAATCAAAGGCATAAATGACTGAACTAACTCACCCATAACAGGGAGCAACTGTTCACCCACATTAGCCTTCAAGTTGTCGATCATAGCGTTTACGGTTTTCACCGAGTTACCGTAGTCGCCAGCGTATTTCACAAAGTCACCTGCGGCTGGGCCCAACTGTGCCATGATCTCAGCCTGAGTAGCCAACACCTTGTTTTGAGGTGACAGGGCTTCCGTCGTGGTTTGAACCAAGCCCATAGCCAAGGCTCGCTGACGAAGTGTCGCATCATTGATCAGAATGTTGTAACGGCGTAGTGGTTCAGTCTGACCTGCCAAACCTGACTGGATCGCACGAAGCGCATCCTCAGTCGGCACATCAAAAAATGATCCCAAGTCACCTGCGGCCTGAGCCAAACCTGTGGCAAAAGTCGAAGCGCTATCGCCAGCCAAGCCAGCGGATCGAGCGAAACCACCGAAACTCTTAGCGGCTTGAAGCGCCGCAGTTTCAGACATACCTGCCGTCTTGGCCGCACTTTCAGCCCACTTAGCGATCACATCGCTGTTCTCACCAAAAGTTTGTCTAACACCTTCAGCCTCAGCGACAAGACTCGAAGCGGCTTGTGTTACTTCCTGAACAGTTCCAGCGACCATTTTGATCGCCGTTACAGCGGCCGCGGCTACCGCCAACTTTTTGAAACCACCTGCCAAACCGTCAACAGCCTTGGTTTGCGATCCGACCTTAGATCCAAACTGATCGAACTGGGATTGAAGTTGGTTTAGTTGCGCTTTGATACGGTCAGTTTCGAGGAGTACCTCGACGACCATTGGAGGGATCTGACCTGCCATCGGCTATCCCTTCCACTTCTGAATAAACGCCGCTGTGAAAATCCGTGAAGCAAGCGGTCGGATCTTATCTGCGGCTGGTGCTAGATAAGGATATTTTACCCCTGACTTCCACCGTGGATGTCCGAGTTCAACTGCTCGGGAGTAAACCATCGTAGGGAACACCGAAGCCGTGTAAGTGCCAAACCCTTTTCGTGACTCGGTGTGGATCGAGCGAATAAGGTTTCCAGTTACACGGTTCGGGCCCGGGCCTGTACCGGGAATGTGTCCCTGCCCTCTCGGGTGTTGCCCAGTCATAGCATTACGCTTGGCTTGAGCCTCCACCGCAAAGGCAACTTGATTGAGCGCAAACTGGCCAGCAGACTCGATGTACTGCTCACGCTTCTGGATCGCCGCCTTGAGTTGATCAAGGTTAGTGATCCTAAATCCGTTGTCGCTCATACTTTAGTTTGCTCGGCTTTCGCTTCATCATTCACAATAGCAATTCCTAACAACCAGTCCAATAAATACGCTGGCTGTTCGTCAACCTGTTGTGGAGTCCACCCGAAGCGTTCCGCAAACACAAAGTAACGATACTGTTCATCGGGATACTCAAGATCTGGATCATCAGATCTCTCGTTCCCGAGGAGAATCCACTTTAGCCTTTGGAGTTGGCGGTAGGCGCTTTTGGGTCGGCTTCGGTTTCGACGGTCTTGTTAGTCTTGGGGAACAAAACTTCCATAGCGACCTTGGCTTCATCGAACAGAGCGTCGTAGTCAGCGATCTCAAGTTCACCCAAAATCTCGACACGGATCGAAGGGATGACCAGATCCAGAGTCCACTCCTCGACGAGCAGAGCGATCGCCTGATCAAACATATCGAAACCGCTGGCGGTTGCGTTATCTTCGTTGACTCGACCTGACGGCATCAACTTACGGCGATCCTTCTGCTTGAAGGTGCGAGGATCACGCAGTTTGACAGTTGCTCCGCTTACAGGGAGCGTGATTGATTTTTCACTCATAAGAGTAATTACCTTCCTTTGGTTAGCCTTCCTTTATAGCCTTCAAGTGAGGGGCTGGCAAGCGAAGGCTAATCTCTACGCCAGCCCCCCACACCTTGAGTTTACTGGTAGGTTCCTGAAGTTACAGCGTTCTTCAGTACCCACTTGATAGGCGAGTAGCCTCCAGTTGCGCCAGCATCGGTCGTGTTTGCCTGTGGCATGATGTCCACGGTCACTTCGACATGATCCTTGCCACGCTCGATAGAAGCGGTGGTGTAAGCGCCCTTGGTAATGGTTGCCTGAATCTGGGTAGCGGTCGAACCTGATCCGTTACTCCAGTCGAGAACGATCGCTGGCTGAGTGTTAGTCAGGTAGCGAGTGAGTTCCGCATCGGTTTCCATAACAAAGGTGAACTTGCCCGAAACTTCGAGAGCGCCGGTGAAGATCTGGTAAGGGTTCTGGGTAGCCGACAGTCCATAGATCGGTTCGACTGAGCGAGTCATGTCGATCGATCCTTCGACGGTGTACGAAACTGGAACACCTGCGATCGATACGGTTCCCTGCCACGATGGGGTAGGTAGAACGGTAGTAAACGACGGGGTAGGGGTCGATACGGTTACAGACTCCCAGCCAGTTGCCTTTGCGTCAAACTCCATCATGCCGTCAGCCGAGAACTTTAGGCTCAAACCGTGGATCTGGCATCCCGGGTAAGAGCGAACATTCGCCGAGTAGAAGTCAGTCAGAGTAAACGAAGTTGGCTGTGCGTCTGCGCCAGTCGCCGAAGCGTTCTTCAGCGAAACGGTGTGAGTAAATGGAGCCGATGCTCCAGTAGTCGCAACCGATCCCAAAATGCCAGCCAAAGGCCATCCAAAGGTGTCTGGGAATACTGCGCCACCAAAGTCAAAAGTCGAGCGAACACGACCCTGAAGGTAGTTGTAATTCTTGACCATCGAGCCACGAAGTCCGTCATCGTATAGTGGATCGATGACATCGACAGGCTTGAACTTGCCGATGTTGACAGGGATAAACGCCGTAGGCGCTACTGGGGTTCCCTTGGTTGTTTCCTTGGCAATACCAAGATAACTTCTAACGCTGTTTTGTACTGGCATTAGTTCACTTCCTCTGCTGGGGTTTCTTCTGGGGTTTCAATTTTTGGCGTAGCCTTCCCAGCCTTTTCAGCCACCACAGCGACACCTTCGGCGGTGATGCCATCTGGGCCATCAAACTGGTCGCCCTTGCTTACGGTGACACCGAGAGTTGGAAACTCCAACACCGAGTCGCCGTTGTATTGGTACTTAGGCACCTGTGTTCTCCTATCCTTGGATCATCTGTGTAACTGTGAAAGTGACAGCCGCCCAAATCTCGGTTGCGCCACCCTCATTGGTTTGCGGTTCCCCATAGATCACAGAGATCTCAGGTTCAGCCGCTTGCCAGATGACATCGCCATCTGTCAATCCAAGTCTATGCCCACCTTCCCTAAGTTTTTGTTTCACAGCATCCACGATGGCATCAAAGTCATCCATCGCATCCTGCGAATACGGTTGAAGGGAGTGGGTGAAAATCTGAAACTGAACCGTGTAATCGACTCGCTTCCAACCTTCGTAAGCACCACCGTTAGCGATGCGTTCCTCTCGCTCGTCAGAGATAAACACGAGTCCAGCCGCACGAGTCATCTGCCCTGCGGTTGCGTTCTCCTGAAAATTGATGCGCTTAGGGTGCGAAGCAAAGATCTGGTTCAGGTTAGGGATCTGAGCGTCAGCGATCCAAGTGCCGACCGCTAACCTAACCTGTTGTCTGCTACTTGCCACTAGCGGATCCTTCTGAACGGTGCCAGCATCGTCTGAGCGAGAGCGAGGTCAGTTCCAATCTTTTGCGATCCGTCAACTTGTACGCCGGGCGTGTTTGTTACAGCCAACACGAGAGCCGAGTCGCCTCGGATCTTGAGGAAGGCAGAAGTGGCGAGGATAGCCGCCTCTTTGATAGCGGCTGGCAGAGCAGAGATCGAAATCCCAGCGTCGTGAGCAAACAAAGTAGGGCTGGCTAGAGGAACCGTAGTGGATCCAAACACATAAGAGGAGCCAACGGTTACTTGCTCAGTCTTGGAGCCGTCATAGATCGTGAGCGTTTCTCCAGCCACAATACCTGTCCCACTATCGACTGTGATGGTGGTTGCTCCCAGAGCGGAAGCGGTTGCGGTTAGTGTGTTGGCGTAACCGTTGACATATGTGTAGTTGACATACACTTCACGACCCGGGGTACCGGGGAAGCCAAAAGACAGAGGGCCTTGGCTTGACATAGTGGTAGGCAACTGAGAATAAGGGAAGATGATCTCCTGCTCCTCAAACCACGCAATAGAGCAGTCTGGGGCTTGAACCATGTTTTGCGGAGTGGATCCGTAAGACATCTGGGTGAGAGCAACTACTGGGAAGTATTTGGGGTGGATCCGAAGCGATCCGTCTGAGCGAGTGCGTACACGCTGTTGCTCAGTATTGATTGTGGCACCGATGATCTGGTTACAGAACTGATCGATCCACGAAGATGCTCGAAGGATGGCGTTAGACAATTCGGCATCCTGAGCGGCTTGATTACCGCCCACGACAAGGTTGCCGTAGTCGAGAGCAGTTGGAGCGTTTTTGAACTCTTGGAGCGACAGATAAGGTGCCGACATCTGGCGGATGATCGGGCTGATGCCGTTAGCCATTGTTTTGCTCCTGAGTGAAGTCGTTTACAGTTTCGCACTTCCAACAGGTGTATTTGCGGAACACCGAGTTGAAGCCACAACCAGTACAGGGGTAAGCGTTTCCGCCGATCCCATTGAATAGGGAAGCCTCGACAAAGCCTTCAGCCTTTGCCTGTCGAGCGTGGGCTGGGTTATCTACGCTAATGAAACCTTGTTTATCGGCGTTGTAAGCCTTTTTGCCACTCGGGGTAGTGACATCGATACCTTTTACGCCCTGCGGCCCAAACAACTTAGACATTTAGCCTCCCTGAGTTTTTGAAGTTTAGAGAGAAGGGGTGGAGCCGATCGGGTTTTCCCAATCCATACTCCACCCCTCCTCGTTAGTCAGTTATTAGGCTGACTTGATACCAGTTACGATACCGTTCCATGCTGGAGCGTAACCTACGAAGCCACCACGGAAGTAGGTGCTGAACTCGTAAGCGAACTGGGTGACAGGCCACTGGATGCCCATGTAGTCCTGAACATTCACAACTGCCCAAACATCCGAAACCTCGGTGTCTGGAATTGGCAGGGTGTACGACAGAACTGGAGCAACACCCTGTGGTAGCCAAGGGTGAACGGTGAGGTCAACCATCTTACCGGTGATCTCGTTGTAGAGAGCGCCGATGGTAGCACCACCGATGTAGTTGCCACGCTCATCCTGAGTCAGGTTGAGGCGGTAGTTAGCGGTCGAACCATTCTTGATCGCATCCGACAACTGCTTGCGGTCTGAACCGTTGAGGAAGATCTCGTCTGGGTCAGCCTTGACGCTGTTGTACATCGAAGCAAACACATTCTGGAACTCGACACCCGGGTTAGAGGTGCTGAAGGTGCTGTTGATGTTGTTGACAACTCCACCGTTGCTGATGATCTGCGGAATGATACCGTCATAGCCGGTAGCGTAAGCCGAAGTGTCAGCGGTGATGGTCGATGCGAGGGTGCCGTTGGTGTTCCATACAAGGTTGTCACCGGTGGTTACGAGCGAAGCCGCACCCTGAACAACACCTGCGGTCGAAGTGATGCGACCGAGGTAGTGTGCGTTCGATGGGCCAGTAGCGGTACCTGCGTAAACCTTGTAGCCTAGTGCGCCTGAAACGCCGTTGACCGAAACGGTGAGTACCTGACCCGAGGTCACAGCCTGTGACTGAACGGTCGAGAGTACAGATTCACCGAAGGCACCTGCGTCTGAGGTTACATAGACATAGTAGGTTGCCGCACCGAGAGCAGTTTCGCCTGAAGCGGCTGCTCGTGCGCCAAGGGTTACGGTCGGAGCGGCAAGCGCACCCGAGAGTCCCGAAGCGGTACCACGGCTCATGAGAAGCATACGCTCCTCCATCAGCATGGTTGCGTACAGGGTCGAGGTCGATGACAACTGGCGCAGATCCTCGTAGCCCAAACCTGAGAAGTTAGCATCGAACGATACCGAGTCAGAGAGCGAGTACGAGAAGTAAGGGAAGATAGCATCCTCAGCGGTGTAACTGATCTTCGGGCCACGCTCGTAAGCGATCGATCCAAAGGTGTTAGTGGTGCTTTCGGTGATACCAGGCCAGATGTTTCCCTGACCGCCAGTTCCAGTACCGGTGTAACCAGTAATGCGCTTGATGCGGTGTGAGGTACCGACACCACGCTTACGAGGCAACTTGTTACGGAGTGGAGTAGGGCGAGGGGTCAGCAACTTCGCTGGAGCCTCTAGGTCGAACGCGGCGAACGAGGTCGATAGAGGGCTAGTTAGGGTGATGTCCTTCACGATGTCGGCGGTAGCCTGACGCTGTGATGCGAGTGCGGTGTTTAGTGCGCCAACTGCCTCTGGAGAGAGCGACTTGTTAGCGACTAGCGACTCGATCTGAGCGACTGGATCAGCCTGTGGAGCCTGACCCGGTACGGTCGATGGGTTCGAGAACGACTTGTTTAGTTCACCAAGATACTCTTGGTGGAGTGATGCGGCTTCCGCTGGCGATACATCGCCGAACAGATCCGTAGCCTTTGCTGGCTTCATTAGCGGTTTTCCTTTCGGATAGCGGCCTTGGCTTCGAGATCCTCAGCCAGTTCCTTGTAACCCTTTTTGAGTAGTGGGTCATCGGTGGACTTGGCAAAGGCTCGGTAACTTGCGGCCTTCTGGAGCAGTTCATCTATTGCTTTGTCTGGGCTAGTGAGAACGGCTCGCTTAGGGCCGCCTACTACCGCAGACTTTTTTACCGTTTCAAGTTCAAGTTCGAGGGCTACCGCCTTCTGCTCTGCCTCTGCGAGAGAGGACTTCAGAATGGTGATCTCTGCCTCGATGGTTTCCTTGGCACTTGATACGGCTTTTTCAACTAGCGCTGAAATCTCTGAGTCATTGAAGGTGATATTGACAGCCTTCTCGACTGGAGCGTCTGCGTCATCCTCGTCGGAGTCGGCATCGGCTGACTTGTTACACTTACACATCTTCATCGACTCTGAACACTTCTCGCACATCTCGCCATCTTCATCGGCTTCTGCGGCTAGTTCGATTGAGTCAACTTCCATCTCGCCAGTTTCCTCAGCGACTTCACCCTCGGCTTCCTCGCCTTCAAACCAGTAGGCAAGGTGACGGAGGGATTCAACCAAGTGGGTGAGAGAGTTCAGTTCATCGTGACCCATCTCCACCATCTCGTCAGCCTCGATCTGGATCAGGCGACCCAGCGAGGTGCGAGCCTCGTCATAGGCGGTCTGATCAAACTTTTTGATCTCAGCCAAGAATGACTTAGCGGTTTCGATTAGAGCGTCAGCGTCATCAAGTGCTGGCTGATCCGCTGGAACTTCCTCGTGGAAGGTTTCCTCTGGATCTGGGTGAGTTTCGGTAACTTCAGTTACTTCCTCAGTTACTTCTGGAGTTTCATCTGCCATCGGGTTCTCCTCTGATTCGGCGGATTTGTTAGATCCCCGAGTTGGATCCTTTTTGAATAGATCCGCTGGGGAGGGGATGTCAATCTGTTTGACGGCGACTAGATCGCCTCCGTCAACAGCCTTGGCAATAGTGAGTTTTGCGTTAGGGTTCGCTGGGCGGTCAACGATCGAAACTTCTACGATCTGACCGTCAACGATACGACCACCTGCGGCTTTGGTGTCACGGATCACACGAGGGCCACGAATACCGATCGAAAAGCCCTTGAGAACACCTGTTTCAACCTTTTTTACCGAGGTCGGATCGACAACGAGAGCGGTAATGTAGTGACCATCTTCCTTCTCCTCGTAATCGGTTGCGACACCTGCGGCGATGTTTGAGTGCTGTTCACGGATGTTACCGCCAGAGGTAAACCAGTCTGGCATCGCTCGCTTCAGCCATGCTGGGTCGCAGATTTGCTTATCGATGTCGATCGAGTCATCGGTTGCTTTGCCGTAAACCTTTAGGGTTCCATCGGCTTGCTTCTCAGCCTTGATGATCCGAGCGTACGAAGTTGCGAAATCAGTCATAGTTGCCTTTTCCTTTTTGTCGAACTCTCTACTAATCCTATTGGCCCATCCCCTACCTGCGTCACCGCCCCACAATAGCCACGCAATATAGCCAGCGGAGTCAACTCCCCAGCCTTCGCCTTTTTTATCCACTTCGTGCCTAGCAAAATACGAAACCATCCTGCGGATCGTGGCGATAGGGATCGATTTACCGTTAGAGAGATCTCTGGCTCGGGCTACGCCGACGGCTGTGCCACCTCGGTTGTGTTTGGCTCGTAACTCTAAGCCTCGCTTGGCGTTATTGCGAACACCTTGAGGAGGAACGAAACCTTCACTCATAGTTGCCTACTGATCATTAGTACGGTGACATTGGCGCTAGTAGCGCTCACAGCCCAAATCTCGTCATTAGATGCTAGATCGAAGGCATAGTTGCCGTCTTTGACAATAGTAAAACCCCAGTTGCCGTCATTGATGGTAACTGAACTGTCGCCTATGTAGAGTGCGGCGTTGTCGTGGTTTGTGATGTAGGCGGTAGTCACTCCGACACCGGCTGGCGCTTTCACGATCCGTGTCGCAGTTGTGCCGACTATCTGAGTGTAGTGATCTACTGCCATCAGAGTTCTCCTAATTGATAGGTCAATAACATACTAACGGCGTGAATCCCAAAACTCGTGTTCTAGCGTTTATTAGGAAACAGTCGTCGCAAGTATTCGTCAACTAAAACAGGGATCCCCATCTGGAACCCTTGGAACACAACTTCGTCTGACAGGTTAGCGAGATCCTTGGCAGACATTTTTTCATTGATTAGCATTAGAACTGCCCTTGTACTCTAGGAGTGATCGGTGACTTCGGAGCGTCTGGATACTTTGACTCGATATACGATTGCGCAAACACCTCGGCATACTGCTCCAAAGTACTTGTGTTGCCGTAATCGCTCACAAACTCTCCGAGGTTGTTGTTATTGATGAAACTACTTAGAGCGATGTTGCCCCAAGCGTTTTTAGACACGATGTCGTAGGCGTGTCCCCACTCGTGTGCGAGCGTGAACTCCTCGTAATACTGTCCGTTTCGGGCTGGCATCGGGTTAGTGCGTAGATCCATGCGGAGGTTTTGCTTCATGTTAGTGACGCTGAGAGCAATTACAGTTCCCTCCGCATCCGAAGCGGTGTAGCCGTTTACCGTTGACTTGTATTCCAACTGATCCGAAGTCACGACCACGGCGACCCTGCGATCGGTGTTTAGAGGGAACTTCTCTTTTAGATCAGCGATGTTTTTAGCGTATTCCTCGGCGGTGCCTTCTGGGAGGGAGCGATCCACTTCCAAATACAGGTTGCCTTGGCGGTAAGCGTCATACTTCTCAAACTGGCGATCGTATTTGGCTCCCACATCTTGAGAGATACGCTCCATCTCCTCTGGAGTTGCTTGAAGTCCACGCTCGGCACAAGTGGTCTGCCAGCGAGTCTGCGCCTTGCTGATCAGATCTCCACGCTCCTGCGGATCTGGCTGTGCCTTCTCCCAGCCAGCAATACCGCTCGAAGTCCAGCGACCCTTAGTGTCACGAGGCTGTGAGGAATTGAACTTCTCGATCGGTGCTTCTGGATCTGGATCGTAACCAAACTCATTGATCGAGTTGCCATCAAACCACAAATCTCTAGCCCGAGCCTCGATGCTAATAACATGACCTTTACCGTCAAGGTTTTGACTATTGTGATCACGAGCATAGGCTGGCGAGAGCGTAACCCAGTCGCCCTGATTGATCTCAGTCACATCCTTGGGAACCGCACGATACAAAGTGACAGGAGCATCTGGGTTGCCCTTGATCCGTTGGATCACGGCGACACTCTCTTTATCCCATTGTGAGTCACCTGAGCGATACCATTCTGGATGCTCGTAGAAGTCTGGCATCATCTCCTCGATGTCATACGCTGGAGAGCCAAAATCATTCGCTCGGGTAGGTGCTTGGTGGCGCATACGGTAATCGGTGTTTGGCGTGGTGGTTGCGCTCGTGTCTGCGATGCCAGCCGATCCACCGTTAGAACTGAACCTGCCTCGATCATCTCGTGGCTGGTTTGGATCAAACTTGGTTAGATCTGGATCCGTAGCCAAGGTAATCTCAGGGATCGCAGGGTTCAAATCAATCACAGGGGCGAGCGCACAGCGACAGTTAGGGTGCGCTGGCGGTTCGGTATTGCCCGAAGGAAACGCCTGCCCCGGCGTGACAGGGCCAGCCGAAGCGTTACCCTGACAAATCTGGCAAGGCTCCAACGCCAGCCAACGCATCTTCTCCAAACCAAACTCTTTATAGGTTTCAAGAGTAGCGACAGACATAGCCGAAGCCATCGAAGTGTTGGCGATAGTCAACGCTCGTTCTGGATCCGATACAACATTAGAGATCAGATCCGCCAGCATCTCAATCGTGGATCCCTTTTTGAGAGCGTTAGCCAACTGGGTGCCAATACGATCCAAGGTGGTGTTGTTCAAACCCTCGAGATCTAAGCCACGCTTATCCAAAAGTTTTTTGAGTGCGCCCTTTGGTCTAGCCAACGCTTCCGCTGGGTGGTTTCCAGCCTCCCACTTCGACCAGTCGATCGCCAATAACTGATTGATCTCCTCCTCGGTGATCGCCTTGTTAGCGACAGCGTGAGCGTAAGCGGATCCAGCGACATCTTTACCAAACACATAACCAGTCGCATACAAGTCACCCAAGATAGCGAACAAAGCCCGATCGTTTAGGGTGATGTTCATCTTCGCCCAGATCCGAGCCTCGATCTTAGTCATCGGGGTCTTAGGGGCATACGCCTCAAACCACATCCGAGCGATCTTTTTAGGATCCAACGACCCGATTAGGGCTTGACGAACTGATTTAGATAAGCGCACCGACTGGCGTAGGAGTGCGCCATCGACTTGCTCCCAGAAACTCACGACAGATACCGTTCGGCGTACCTTCTGGCGCTGTCGTAGTCACCTGCGCCCACAAACTTGTTCAACACTTCCCCGATGATCTCAGGCACAGCGGTGAACTCGAACTGACGCTTAGGGTTTTTTGCTACAAACTTGAGGAAAGTCTTGATCTCGTCACGATCCAAAGCCTTCTCTACGGCGAGCGCCTTCGCTGGAAGGCTACGGACTGCTTCCTCACGAGTCACCTCACGGAGATCATCGTGACCGACAAACATCCACTTAGAGATCGAAGTGGTCGGCACCCAAACATTTTGGATCGGGTTCCAAACCTGTTCATCGAGGATCAAATCGTCATCGTTGAACTCGCCTTTGAATACTCGCTGTACTAGCCCGAGGTCATCCTCAAGCACCCACCAACGCTCACTCATAGTTCCCCTCCTCCACTTCTAAGTCTATCATCTTGCCGATCTTAGGCTCACCGAAAGTTTTGATGTACGGAGGAGTTCTCACGCCTTCCCAGTTCTTGACCATCTGGGCGTTTAGTTCCCTAGCGACCTTACTCTTTTGACCGGGGGCGAGTTTACGGTAACGCTCATAGATCGGGTGGTTTACAGTTTCCTTCATCTTGAAACTAGATGCGGTGTGGAACTGTAACTCGACGCGCATACCCTGTGGATCCACGAGAGCCACATTGATGCCCTTATAGTTGGATCCCTCTTGCCAGTAGTTCTTGACTTTAGCCTGATAGCCCTGCGATTCCAGATCAGCGACAACATTCTTCGCCATAGTTGCGTAGTTCTTTTCAGAGGCAAGCATCGTGTAGCGAACTGTGTCAGACATTTTGGCGGCTGAAGCACGAGCAGCCGCTTCCCATTCAGCCTGATCACTCTTTTGGGTGACACCATAATCGTTCTTGGCATCGGATCCGATCTTGCGAGCGATCGAGTTTTCGCTCTTGATACGGTATTCGAGTCCAGTTAGTTCGCCACCGTGTTTAGCGGCGACTCCCTTCATCGCTTCGGTAATCGATGGCTCTGCGGCGATAGCCTTGGCACGAGCGTCAACGGCGAGTGAACCTACAAGCCCACCATAACTCCACCTGCCTGTTTTGCTATCTCTTGCCTGTTCAGGGTCATACTTTTCAAGATCAGCGGTAACGCCCTTCTCAAAATCATCTTCACCCTCACGGATCTCCTCGACCGTAGGCTCAGGCTTAGGCTCACCCTCAGCGTTATCGCCCTCGGTAGGTTCCTGCTCTGGAGCGGATGCTTCCTCACCGCCCACAGGCTTCAAACCTTCGTCAGTCAAGAAAAACGCACCTGCGGAAGTAACGATCATCGGCTGATCCGCTTCAGGAGCATCAATCAAAGGCAAACCGTCACGGCTACGCTGTTCGTTCAGAGTCAAGCCACCATTCTTGCGCTTGATGTCCTGCTCCTGAGCCAAACCAACACCCTCGTTACGCTTAGAAGGCTGGAACTTGAACTCAAGTTCACGAGGCATACCTGCGAAAACATACGACAGGTTCGAGATCATACGACCGACCCAGTTAGCGAGCGGTAGCACACCGATCACTTCAGAGGATTCAGCCTGACCATCTTGGAAGCCTGATCCACCCAAGCCACCCTTCGGGGCAAAGCCGATCTCGGTAGGTAGCACACCGAAGTGACCACAGATCGAGTTCACTAGGTATTCGTCTAAAACATCCTTGAACTTTTCACCATAGCCATCAAACTGTACAGGCTTGATACCGGCTGGCAAGATCCTTGCTCGTTTACGCTGTTCAGTTTGACCTGCGAGGTCGTCATTCAAAACATTTTCGTAAGCACGAAGCAAATCTGGGTTGTTACCAAAGTTGGCATCGGTTTCAAACATGAGTTCAGGCAGAACACCGTCTGTGTATTCTGCTCGTAGCCATTGTTGACGACGCAAATAGATGTCTGCGAGAGTCAAGGCTCGCTCGGTAGGGCTGAAACCATACACAGTATTGGTTCGACGGTTTTTGACCATGTAAGCGAGTTCGTCTGCGAGGAACTCACCATCAGCATCTTCACCTTCGACAGGTGCCGAGAACTCTGAGCGTGGGAAGCCGTAAAGGATCTGTTGGAAGGCTGGGTTTGGTGGGGCTGGGCGCATACCACGGTCATCGATCAGAGGCTTGATAGTGGTGCCGTCGAGGATCTGTAAACCGAGGAGATCTCCACCGACAGTCTTTTGAGGCCAGACAGCCCAAGCGTCGATTACGAGGATCTCCTCCAAAGCCATGTTTAGCCAGTCAGCGAATAGCAAACCGTTGGCGACATCTGGCTGTTCCCAGAACTGGCGCATCCTATTGATCTCGGCGGTGTACTTCTCTTTAGCGATCGCCATCGCCTTGATGTTTGACTTTTCGCCAGTTTCAGCCATCACTTTTTCGACAGCATCCTCGCCGAGAACGATGTCCCAGTCGAGAGCCACCATCTTTTGCTTCAAAACTTCGATACAACGGCGGAGAATGTCGATCTGATCTGCGGCTGATCGCAAAGTCTTGAATGGGACTAGGCGAGTTTCGGTGATGTTGATGTTTTGAGCAACTTGGTACTCGTAACGGCGTGGATCTGGGCGACCGTCTGGGCGTACTGGGTTGATCGCACCGGGAACGATAGGCACACCGGGGGTGAATGGCACATTGGCCATGTTTGGGTCACGAGGTAAGCCGACGCTGTTGCCGTAGCCCTGTGCGTTTACTCCGAGAGCCTGTTGGATTTGGGCGTTACTGATCGGGGTAGCGATAGGCGAAGCCTTCACGATCTGTTTCGCTACACGCTCCGCAAAGTTGTCAAGTATTCCCATACCTAGATCCTATTCCCCTAACGGTTGATGACACGATGGGCAAACTGTTGCGGTGCGAGGGGCTGGCATCCTACAAGATAGGCAGAACTTCGCTAACGCCGCTAGTCCCATAATAGCCGACTGTCCCTCCATTAGTTCGTGGACTGCCCACACCATCGCATCGAGGTGGTCAGGTGACACATCGGAGTCTGGGGTGAATGTACACATCTGCTCCTCTAACTTCTCGAATAGTCCGACCATGTGTAGGCGGTGTTGTTCTGAAAGGGCGGCGACTGGTTCTGCTCTCACGAGTTTGCCTCGAGTGGCTGTGACTTTACGGTAAGGGATGACTGGATCGACTTGGCGTAGCAGGAGTTCGATCATGTCGCCTCCGTTGTTTGTTTCGCCTACGATGCGGTCAGCCTTCCAACGGTGGAAGGCATCGACGGCGACTCTCGCCCATTGTTGTGGGGTGCCTCGCATGGAGAGATCTTCGAGGATGTAGTAGTGGGCATCGGTGGAGATACCTGCTACGACTATGCCTGTTTCGTCTGAGTTTTCGCCCGAGGTTACGGCTGGGTCGATCGCCACCACGATACGAGCCAGAGGGGGTGCCTCTTTGACTCGATCATCTTCGATGCCTCCGCTAGTCCAGAGTGCGCCTTCGACATCTTCAAGGATCTCGCCGTAGAGTTCCTGTCTGCCGAGGCGTGTGCCTTCGTAGGAGAGGCGGAGTTCCTCAATAAACGAGGGGGCTAGGTTGTCTGAGTTTTCGTAGGTGGATCCTCGGACTGTGATCGTGCCTTCCTTAGAGGAGAGTTCACGCAGTCGCTTTAGTGGTCTGGGGGTAGTGGTGATCAAGGTTTGGGGGTGGTCGCCTAGTCGTGCGCCCATAATGTAGTTATCCCAAACACTAAAGTCGCTGAAGGATGCGAACTCGTCACACCATCCACCGTCGTGCTGTGGGCCACGCAAGCGGTCAGGTTCCTCACTTGAGAAGCCCTTGATCTTGGATCCATTGATTAGGAAGATCTCGCCCATAGATCTGTTGTAGTTGCGTAGCACTCCGTATTCTCTAAGGATGTTGACTAGCCCAGAGTCGCCCTCAAAGCAAGTGTCACGCACATCCGCAAAGGTTTTAGCGATTACAGCCCAGCGAGAGTTTGGTTTACGGATCGCCTGTTTAGCGAGCCATTCTGCGGCGAGTTTCGTTTTACCGAAGCCACGCCCTGCGATCGCCATGAACACTCGCCAGTCTGTGTTGTCTGGCGGTAACTGGTTAGGTCGTGCTTGGAGGCGTTCCCACTTCACCTGTCTTGCCGCTATCAAGGAGGGCAACGAGTTTAGCGACTTCGGCATCGATGTTGGCTGGGTCATAAGTTGTTACCTCTACTTGCTGGCGTACTGGCTGATCCAGTCCGAGGAGTTTTGATCGGCGTTCCATGATGCGTAGCACTTGGAGGCCGGCAGGTACATCGCCTGACATGGCTTGGATCCAATACGCCGATTGGAGCATATCGAGTCTTTGGGTTTCGATTTGGCGGATCGCTTCTACATCTTCGGCTACTACTCGGGCGGATGCTCTCATGTAGGCGCTGTGTGCGCCTGATGGATCTGAGTAGCCGACGATTTGGGCTATTTGATCCCATGTGTGACCTTGACGGCGTAGGGCTACTACTTCGGTTTCTTTTTGTAGCACTTCGGGTTTGGGTGCTTTTCCTTTTGGTCTAGCCATAGTTTGATTGTAACCCTGTTCTAGTCCGAGAGTTCTATTTTGCCTTTTTTGTACCCTTGGTTGCTCCTAGAAGGGGGTGTCGTCTGTGATTGGTGCTGGGTTTGCCCACAGGTTTGTTTGTGGTTGTGGGGTTTTGTTCCATTGGTCGGTTGTGTTGTCGGTGGTGCGAGCGATTTTGTTGATTGTGGCGGTTGCGTACCGTAGGGATGCGCCGATTTCGTCGATTTCGAGTTCGAGGGATGCTCGGGTTTCACCTGATGCGGTTTGGTAGGCGGATGGTTGCTTGAGTTTGCCTGTGACGATCACTCGGGTGCCTTTGGTGAGGCTTTGGGTGATGTTTTCGGCTAGGTCACGCCATGCGGTTGCTCGGATCCATGTGGTTTCGCCATCTTCGTATTGTTGTGTGGTTTTGTTGTAGGTGCGGTTGTTTACGCCTATTCGGATGGTGGCGACTGCGATTCCTGACTGGGTGTAGCGCAGTTCTGGGTCGTCGGCTAGGTTGCCTGTGATGGTGATGGTGAGGTCGTTCATTGTGTGCCTTCCTGTTGTTATTTGATGGGTTTGCGTGGTCTTTTGCGTAGGTCTTTGCGGTTTTGTTCTGTCAGGCCGCCCCACACTCCGTATTCGATTTGGTGTTTTAGTGCGTATTCGGCACAGGCTGATACTAGGGGGCAGGTGCGACAGATTTTGACGGCTTGGTGTTGTAGTGCGTTGGTGAACCAGATTTCGGGGTCGATTAGGTTGCCTTGGTAGAAGGTTTTGGCGCAGTTGGCTTCGGTGGTGTCGAAGTCTGGGCGGTCAGGAACGAGTGGTGTTGGCTCGTAAGGATTCCTGCTCATTCCTGTGTTTCCCCCTAGTAGGTGATCGTGAGTTCGATCTGGTCGGTGTCGCCGTATTGTTTGTGCCATGTGCCTGTGGTGATTTGGCAGTCGTCTATCCAGATTCGGAGTGAGTCGCTGACGGCATCGAGTGTGTAGCGGATTAGTTTGTCGGCATCGGGTTTGGTTGTGTGGTGGAGTCTTTTGGCGGTTTTGGGTTTGGTGAAGGTGAAGATCAGGTCGATGTGGATCGGTGTGTCTTTGTTTGGGATTTCCCAGCCTTGCCGTGTTGCTTCCAAGATCAGCCATGTGGAGAGTTCACGCCGTGATTGTTTCAGCCCTTTGTTTGCTTCTACGAGGATGACCTGCCCTGTGTGTTTGTTTCGGTAGGGGTTTTTGGAGCCTTGTGGTCTGGCTTTGTGGTCGATCACGGTGTGGAGCGTTGGCATTAGTCTTGGCGGTCTTTCAGGATCAAGAGCGTAATACCGATCAGGGCGATCAGGGCGATCACGATTAGTTCTGCCATTAGTTGACCTTGGTTACGAGTCGGCGCTTCTCTGGATCCCAAATCTGTGGGCGTTTTTTGGAGGCTTTGCCGTTTTTGCGATCCGTGGTGGTTTTGGATGCTGGGGCGGATGGTTTGCCTTTGCCTTTAGCCATTGTGGTTTCCTTTTTTGTTTCGGCGTTTTGGGTTTTTGGTTTTGTAACGGTAGGCGGTGTTGACGGTGGTGAGGGCGATTACGAGTGAGGTCAGAGAGATGATGACGGCGATCTCTGACATTTTTAGGCTCGATCCACTACTCGGATGGCTCGGGGTGTTCCGGCCTTGCGCTCTATGTAGCCGAGGTTCTCTAGTTTGTCGAGGTGGAACTTGATTGTGGAGGGGCTGACGATCACGAAGTGTGAGGCGATCTCTCGGAGGCTTGGTGTGTAGCCGTTGTGGTCTTGGTAGCCCTTGATGTAGGAGAGGATCTCCAAGGCTTTGGGTGAAACTGGTCGCATACTTTTCCCTTTATCGAACTTGTGTTTTATTTTATCCTTTTTGATGCTCTAAAAAGGTGTTTATTTGTTTTTTGTGTCCATCTTTTGTAGGCGCTCGTTGGCTATAAGTGCGTATTCTTCGCTGATCTCACTTCCGATGAAGTTTCTTTCTGCGAGTAGCGCCATCTTTGCCGTTGTTCCGCTTCCCATGAATGGGTCATAAACGACATCTTCCTTTTTTGACCACGACACGATGTGGTCATAAGCGAGTTGTTCTGGGAATGGCGCTGGGTGTTTGATTCCGTTGAATGATGTGACATAACGCCAAATGTTATTTCGGGGGCTAAAGTCTGGGACTGGATTTTTTAGTTTTCCTGAAAAGTCCTTGTGTCCTGCCCATTTATTTGGTTTGTCACAAATTAGTTGTTTTGGCACAGTTCCTTTTGCGAACACAAACATATACTCAAAAATTTGCGTGTAACGGTTACTATTGCGTGATGCTGGGTAGGCTGGCGAGTTTTTTTCGTAGATCATGGTGTCGTGTAGTTTGAAACCTAAGTTCATAAAGTAGAGCGCTTGCCTAAAACTTGAACCTGTTTCGGATCCGTTTTTGGTTGCGTCGCCGACAACCCAGACAACGATGCCATCTTGGGCTGTTACTCGATAGAGTTCAGAGGCTATTGTTTCAAAGTCGAATGAGTAGCCGTTATAGGTTCTAAGGTCATCGTAGGGGGGGGAAGTAACGGTCAGGTTTATGGAGTTGTCTGCCATTTTTTTCATGGTGTCGATACAGTTTTCGATGTAAATCTTGTTTAGTTCTAGCCCTGTGTTGTTTCCTGATGTTTTTGTCATTTCCCTTTTTTCTTTTGTCGAAGATAATCTTTTATAGAACTTGTGTTTTATTTTACTAGAATTAGGCACTCGAAGTTGTGGAACTTCCAGATTGCTTCTGATCGTGTTATGTCGAAACCTGCCTGTGATGCTAGGTGGATGTTTTCGGCGGTGGTGTTGGGCCACATCATTTTGCGGAGATCGTGTTCTTTGGCGAGGATCTCTTGCGGTGTGAAGTAGTTGGCTTTGTAGTCGTAGTGGGCGAAGGTTTGAATCTCTTGCCAAAAGCCAGACTCGGATCTGACCTTCTCTGCCCAGATGAAGGCTCCTCCGTCGGTCATCGAGTCGTAGATCTTTTCGAGGATGGCGAGCCGATCCGTTGGCGGAATGAACTGGAGGGTGAAGATCGATAGCACGAGCGATGCTTTGTGTCGGAAGGCGAAGTGTCGTAAATCTTCAGCGATGTAGTCCGTTAGGTCATGCGACTTTGGGAGCAGGTTCGTTGACTGATCGATGCCGATCTTCCAGCCGTCGTGTGGGATCCGTTCTAGGAGTTTTCCTGTGGAGCATCCGAGATCGTAAACGGCGGTGTTTGGTTTTGTGAACCATTGGCTGACT